TAGATAAATTAGGTGAAAAGCTTGACAAACTCTTTGAAGTCAAGTAAAATAGGTATATAACTATGGCAAGAAAAAAATACACAAAAAAATATACTACAGAAAATAGACTTGATATGTCTAAAGGCGGTAGAGTAGGTTATCGAAGAGGTATGAATGTAAGAGACATTGATGATAACGAAAGAAGAGGAAGACCTCCAGTAGGCGGTGGTATACCAAGAGATGGTGGCGGAATACCTCAACCAGACCCAATAGCTCCACCAAAAAATCCACCAAAAGTAGGTGGACCAGTAGCTCCTCCGGGTGGTGGAACTCCTCCGGGAAGTGGAAAGCCTATACAAGTACCACCTCCTATATTTATAGACCCTCCAGGAACTGGAACTGGCGGTACTCCAATGCCTCCACGAAAAAAAATACCTACTCCAAAAGAAGGACCAGTAGGAGACCCAGTAGATAAACCCGGATTTACTCCAGACCTTCAAGACCCAGTAGACCAAACAAGTACTACAACAGAATCTATAACAGAAGCAGAAAGAAATAATAGAGTTGCTAGAACTGGAAAATCTGCAGAGTTAACCGCACAAGGAATACTTCCTGCTGATACTCCACAAATTCCAAAACCTGCTACAATTGGTAGAGAAGACACAGAAATAGCAAAAGAAGATGTGCCTCAAATGGGACCTACTGAAAGAGGCGTAGCTGCAGATGTAGATGACGTAAGTAAAGAACAAGTAAGAGAAGGAGTAGTAGATGAAGCTGATGCTACTCAAGTTGCAGGAGTTGTAACAGCTCCTACTACAACTGTATCAGGAACTCAAGTAGCTGTAGATGCTAAAACAGGAACACTATCACCAGAAGCAAAAGCTTCAGTAGATGAAATAAGACAACTTTCTGGAAACGCAGTAGCTGCTCAAATTGAAGATAGTATAATGAATGCTGCTAAAGCTGAAGATATAGATGGAGTTTTATCTGCAGGTGCATTTGCTCCAGAAGTAACAGGAGCTAAAGTACAAGTAGCTCCTACAGCCGATGCAGAAGTTAAAGAACGTGAAGCTATTACAGGAGTACCTGCTACAGATGGACAAGCTGCTCAAATTATAGGAACAGTAGGTTATCAAGCTGCACAACAAAGACCGGTAAAAGGTACTGAAGCTAAAGGTGCTGCTGCAGATATGATTGCAGAAACTGCAAATTTACCACCAGAAATATCTGCTGCTATTGTAGAAGACCCTGCAACTGTAGAAGCTCAAGTAGATACAGCACCTGTAGAAGTTAATGCTGCTATTGCTGCACTACCTACAGAAGCTTTAGTATCTTCACAAATGGAAAGTTTATTAGGTGGCATGGAAGACGGTGAAGTTCCTATGTGGGCTAAACCTGCTGTAGATGCTATTAATGCAAGAATGGCACAAAGAGGTCTATCAGTTTCTACAGTAGGTAGAGATAGTTTATTTAATGCTATTATTCAAAGTGCAATGCCAATAGCTCAAAGCAATGCACAAGCATTACAGACTAGAGCAGCTCAAAACTTAAGTAACGAACAACAAGCAAATTTACAAGAAGCTACACAACAACAACAATTAAGATTACAAAATTTAGCTAATCGTCAAGATGCTGCTAGTCAGACTGCACAGATGTCTCAACAAATGAGAACAATGCAGAGTCAATTTAGACAACAAGCTGTAATGACTACTGCTGAACAACAGCAACAAACAAGATTAGCAAACTTACAAAACGAACAACAAGCTGCTTTAGTACGTTCTCAAAACCAACAACAGATGAACATGGCGAATCTTGGTAATGAGCAACAAATTAATATGGCAGAGCTTCAAATAGAAGCACAAGTTCAAGGAGCTAATCAAACTGCAACTAACCAACAACGTATGTTAGAAATGCAAACTGCTGCTGATTTTCTTGCTAAGAATGCTGGATTTAAACAGCAGATGGAACTTGCTAATTTAAGTAATGACCAGCAAATGAGACTTGCAAACTTGTCAGCTCTTAATCAAGCTAGTTCAGAAAATCTTACTGCTGAACAACAGACAGAACTTGCAAATCTTAACAAACAAATGCAGGTTAATATTAAGAATGGTGAGTTAGCTCAATCAATGGGATTAGCTCAACTTAATGTTGACCAACAAAGAGCTATGCAAAATGCAAACATTGTTGCAAATATGGACATGGCAAACTTTAATGCTGACCAACAAAGAGTATTAGCAAATAGTAAGTTTATGCAAACAGTAGCTATTACTAATATGAATGCAGAGCAACAACTTGTAATGCAACAAGCCACAGCTTTAGCATCACTTGATATGGCTGCTGTAGACCAAAGAACAAAGTTAGCTATTAGTAATGCTCAAAACTTTTTACAAATGGATATGGCAAACTTATCAAATGAACAACAAGCAAGTATGATGAGAAGTCAACAAGAACAGCAAAGATTATTATCAGACCAGTCTGCTATGAATGCTCAAGCACAGTTTAATGCTACAAGTGAAAATCAAGTTAATCAGTTTATGGCTAACTTAGAGCAACAAAATAAACAGTTCAATACATCTCAATTAAATGCAATGGAACAGTTTAACGTAGCTAATACAAATGCTGCTGAAGCTAGAAGAGTCGGTAATGAGTTTGAAGTTGAAAAACTAGAAGCACAATTACAAAGTGATATGTCTAAATTCAATGCACAACAAGATTTTGCAAAAGAACAATTCAATACACAAAATGAAACAGTTATTGCACAGTCTAATGTAGAGTGGAGACGTAAAGCTAATACTGCAGATACTGCTGCTTTTAATGCTGTCAATCAACAAAATGCACAGAATGCTTTTGGTCTCACTGCTTCTGCTAATAATTTTTTATGGCAAGAGCTTAGAGACGAAGCAGACTTTGATTTTAAAAGATGGGATAACGAACAACAACGTAAAGCTTCATTACTTATAGCTGCTTTAGGTAATTCAGAAGCTGTAAATAAAAAAGACTATTGGGATGATAACGTGTCTAGTATTGCTAGGTTATTAGATGGATGGTTAACGTAGGAAAATATTATGGGTAAATTAAGAAAAATTGGTAAAAAAATTAAAAGAGGATTTAAAAGTATAGGTAAAAGACTTAAGAAAGGTTTAGGTAAAATTGCTAAAGCTTTTGGTAAGTTAGGTCCTTTAGGTTCTATTGCACTTTCTTTTTTACTTCCGGGTATGGGTAGTGTTTTATCGGGATGGCTAAGTAATATGGGACCTGTTGGTGAATTTATTTTAAATATTGGTTCTAAAATTCAAAAAGGTGCAAACTGGGTTAAAGACGGAGTTGGTAGAGTTTTTAACAGAGTTACAGATGCTATTGAATATGGAATGAATAAAGTAAGTAGTGTTGTTGGAGGAACCGGTACAACAGGTAGTAATTTTAGAAACTGGGTAAGTGAACAAACTAAAGGATTTATTGACCCATCCACACAAGGTGTTGAAGATATTACAGTTCCGGGTTCTACAAAAACTATTACAGGTCCTGATGGGTTTACTAAAGAAATTCAAGTTCCTGAAACTACTATTAGTGCAAAATCTCAAGTAGGTATTGGTGGACCTAAAGTTCCACAAACTCCTAAAGGTATGACAGACCCTGTATATATAGATGGTATAGATACTGACTTGAAGAAAGGATTTTATGAACAAGCTGATTTAGATAAATACTATACAGGACAAGACCAAGTATTAACAATGTCAAAAGGTTATCAAGGTGTTGTAAGAGACCCTATTCCGGGAGAAGTTTTAACAGATAATCAAGTTACAATTAAAGGAATTTCCGAAAATAAAAGTTTAAAAGCTCCAACTCCTAAAGGAAAAGGATTCTTTGGTAGAGGAAAAGAAACTTATGCGTATGTAGCACCTATTACACAAGCAGGTGGTAAAATACTTCAAGATGAAAGTGATGCAGCTTATGCTGATTATTTAATGAAAAGAGAAAATGCTCAAAGAGCTGGGTTAATAGCTGAAGAAACTTTATCTATGGTTCCTAGTAATAACTATGCTTATGCACCTCAAGACTTTATTGAAATGAATAACTTAAATAATAATCCAAATGCAATAGCACAAATGACTTCAGGCTATGGTCTTATATTAGAAGATTTTTACGCATCATAACATAAAGGATAAAATATGGAAAGTAAACCAATATCACCATTAATAGAGCAAACAGCTTTTGAAGCTCCAATACCGGGACAGTCTTTAACTAATAGTCCTGAAAATAATTATGCTTGGGAAAAACCACCTGAAATGGTAGACTTAAATGTAGCTAGACAAAAAATATTTTTAAATTTATTAGAACCTAAAAATTTAGAAGAAATTCAAAAGCTTATGATTAATGAAGTTCCAGTAGATGCTATAGCTCAAACAGTATTGGTAGAAGGATTTAGACAAGGTAAATTTAATCCTGATTTAGCTTTACAATTATTAGAACCTACTATGTACATGTTATTAGCTATTGCTGAAAAGTCTGGAATAGAACCTACATTAGATGCAGCAGGTGAAGAAGATGATGAAGACCTTGACGAAGAAGAAGCTGCACAAGTAAGAAAAGATAGTAGCGAAACATTTATGAAAGACGGTGGTCAAAGATTCCAAGATGCTAGAGTTCTTAGACCTCAACCTGCTTCAGTTGGTCCAGATATAAAAGAACAATTAGATAAATTAGATGTAGAAAAAATGCAACAAAGTATTTTACAAAAACCTAAACCAGAACTACAATCACAAGAAAGTCTATTAGGTAAAACAGGAGTTTAAAGATGGCTGATAATAGTATGGAAAATTTAATCAGTAACTATGGTGATATGAGTATTGAAGAACTCGGAAGTTCTTTATTACAACGACAGTCAGATATAGCAGAACAAAGAGCTAAAGAAGCTAAAAAGAATAGAAGATTTCAACAAGCTATAGGTTTATTAACAGCAGGTCAAGCTATATTTAAAAACGCTACTCAAAAAAGATTAAAAGAATTAGATGAACTTCAATCTTTTAATATGCAAGATAATGTTGAACAATCTCAACAAATAAAAACTTTAGGTAGAATAGGTGCAAACATGCCAAATCAAGAATGGTTTGCAGAAAGAAAAGATATGGATGTAAATACTATAACTAAAGAAATATTAAATGATGATAGGTATGGTAAAAACTTACAACAAAATTTAGCTCCTGTTATTGATGCAGCTATTAAACAAGGCGTACCTGAAGAAGAATATGCTATGTTTAAATCAGGTACATCTGAATATGACACAGCTTTTCAACTTGGATTACATAATTTAATTAGTAATTATGTTTCTCCTCATGTTGATGCTAAAGGTAATAAAACAGGTAAACGTAATTTTGAAATGTATGAAACTGAATTAAGAAAATTACTAAATGAAAGAGATTTAGATTCTGCAAAATTATTTGAACAAGCTATTGCTATTACACCGGGACGTTTAAATCAAGCTGAAAAAAGATATTATGCTAGATTAAAAAGTGAATATGCTAACAGAGGATACATTGAAAGTTTTAAAGATATATTTAAAAAAATAGGTAATAGAGAAGAACAACAAGGACGTTTTAATTTATTTAGAAATGTAGAACAAACAGATTTATATGGTTCTGATATAAATGATATTTTAACAACTTTAAATATTGAAGGTCCTTTAATTACTTCCATAGATAAATCATTAGCTCAATATAGAGGAAGTGCTACTCAAGCTTTAGTTAGTGCTAAAACAGACCCTGATTTAGTATCAAGAGCTAATACAGCTATAGAAACTTATGGTAGAAATTTAGGTAATAAAAGATTATATAATTCTGACAATACTTTAAAAATGTCAATACGTGGCGAAGGAAGTTGGAATAGATATACAGAAGATTTTACTGACTCTCAAAAACAAAAATTTGCTGAAGATGTAGCTGGTTTAGCTAATTCATTTCAAGATGATACAGATTTTGCTTTAGCTGTTTTTAGTTCTACATTAAAAGATAGAGGAGAAGAAGTTACTGATGATATGTTAGCAGAATTTTATCAAAAAATAACAGGTCCAGATAATGAAACTTATAGGTTAAATATTGCAACTGCTGTAGCAGCTAATGAAGGCTTTGCTGCTGGTGGTGGATTTTTAGGTAGAAAGCCTGAATACTATAGAGACAGTTTTGATACAGTAGCTCAAAAATATAAATACGATAGATTTAAAGGAAGTATACCTACATTATTAGGAGAAGGTATTTCTGTTCCATCTCAAACTACTACAGGAAATTATCAAGAAGATGCTAGTTATTCTAAAATGGATAAAGACTCTAGAAAGATTGCATTCGATAATCAATTAAAATTTATTGAGCAAAGTAAGTTAAGCCCTACTTCTAAAATGAAGTTAATAGAAAATTTATTTGAAAATGTAAGACAACCAGAATTTACAACACCTCAAGAATATTTAGAAGCTTATCCACCTGAAAGTAGAAAGCCACAATATAGATATGTTTATATGTCAGGACCTACTGGAGGATATACAGCTAGGATTCCTGTTAATGTTCCTGAAAAAAAAAATAATGTAGTTAGCAGTGTACCTATAAATAACGAAGTTACGAATCTTATATCTATTCATTTAGAAGAAAAAAACAAAGATGGTACTTCAAGATTTACATATGATAACATTGATAAAGTTAAACAAGACTTAAATGAACTAGGTGCTTTTATAATGGAAGTTGAAAGTGATGGAAATGTGAATGCTGCTAATCCAAAATCTTCTGCAAGAGGATTATTTCAATTTACTAAAGATGCCTCACAAACAGCTATGAATAGAGTTGAATCAAAACTAGGAAAACAAGAAAGATTTAATCAAGTTAGACAAAGCGGTGACGTTAGAGATTTAAGTGCTGAAGACCAAACTCTTTTATTCTACGGTGATATTTTAGAGAAAAAAGGAAGTGATGCTTTAATTCAAAAATTTATAGATGCTGATACTTCTGAAAATAAAAAAGATGCAGCTTTTGAAATTTATAAAGTGTTACATCATACAGGAAAATTACCATTAACAGCTTCAATGAACACTAAACGTAAACTAAAAAAATATTTTAACTAATGAGAATACCCTTTGGTCAACCTACAAGTTCAATTGTAGATTTATATAACGAACTAACTCAAGACGAGACTCAAAAGCCTCAAGAAATGCAAGAGGGAGTTAGTCCTCTTTATCAACAAATACCTGAAGTAAAACCTGATGAAATACAACAGGCTAAAGATTCTATTGTTGGTAATATTCAAAAACAAATTGAAGAAACTGTAACACCTCCAAGTACTGTTAAAACTAAAAAAAGTTTAACAGAGTTAGCTAATGATGAAGAGTTTTCCATGAGAGCTGAAAGATTCTTAGAAGGTATTGAAAGTAATGAAAACATATTTGAATATCTTAGAGATGCTGAATACAGTTTAAGTGCTGCAGCTACTCGTTCTTTTCAAACAGGTAAATGGACTGACGAACAAAAAGACGATTATGTTTATTTACAGAATGCATTTAGAAATGCAGACCTTAAAGGCTTTAGAGAACATTTTGGTTTAGTAAAAGATTTAGCAGGTGATTTACTTTTAGACCCATTAAATATTTTAGCTGCTGTTTTTGCAATACCAACTGCAGGTGCTAGTGTAGCTAGTCGTGCTGCTTTAGGTGCTGCAGCTCAACAAAGTGTTAAAGCTTTTACTAAATCTAAACTAAAAAAAGAAATTACTAAAGGTACTGCAAAAGACTTTGCTTTATTTGGAGCTGCTGAAGGAATGGCTTGGGAAGGTCTACATAATTATTTTATGCAAGACATGAATGTCGATTTAGATTTAATTGATGCTATAGATTTATCTGAACTAAGTGCTTCCGCATTAATCGGTGGTACAATAGGTGCTGGTATTGGTGGAGCTGTTGGTGTAGGTATGGGTAGAAAATATTCTAGATTAGCAGAAAAAGAATTTAGATATGCTAATGAAGATGCATTTGGATTTGTAGGACCACAACAAAGAAAAGTAGAATTAGAACAATGGGAGATTGAACAAGCTTCTCAAAATCCTTTAAACTTAGATGAAGAATTTGTAGGACCTACACAAGAATTTGTTGGACCTTTACCAGAAACAGATTTTTTAAACAGACCATCTTTTTCACAAAGATTTAAAGAACGATTAAAAAAGAAAGTTCCATTTGATACTAGTAAAAGAAAAAGACAACATCAATTAAATGTATTGATAGCTAAAACAACAGGTAAAGCTACTACAGAATTTTTAGAATACGCTAAAGACTCACCGGCATTACAAAACTTTTTAAGAAAAATAAGATACGACTATGATGTTGGTCTTATTACTGAAGGTGAAAGAAGTGTTAAAAAAGCTAAATTAAATGATGGCACTGAAAGTAAATGGTCTTTTGGTGAATTTGTTGGAAGACAGTTTGGTAAATATCATTACGGATTAAACAAAGCTTTAAATACTTTATATAGAACTGGATGGTCTGCTCGTATAGTAACAGAACAAAACGATACTTTATATGCTTTATTATCTGATAAAAATATTGGTATTAAAAGAGGTGAAGGTAAAGTTAGCATAGATACTCTTTTAGAAAGAGGAGAATATACTTCAAAAATTAATGACGTACCTAAAGTATTTAAAATTGATGCTGATGTTGCTGATGCTTATAAAGGTGTTAGAACATTACTAGATGAGTCTTTTGATGAAGCACAAGCATTAGGTTTATTTAAAACAGGTACTATTAATAAAGGTGGATTCTTTCCAAGACTTTATAAGTTTGATGTGCTTTCTAAAAAACCAGATGTTTTTGCACAAAAGTTAATTAAAGCAGGACACGCAGACCCTGATAATTCAGTAGTTGAAATTGATATAGTATTAGAAGATGGAACTAAAACTAAAGGTACACCTGCTGATGCTAAGACTATGGATGATGAAATATTCCAATTAAGTAAAAAATATCAAGTAACTAGTTTTGAAGACTTAGCTAAAAAAGAATTAGACGTAGATGTAGCTGCTGGAAGAAGAACAACTTATACTCAAAAAGAATTAGAAACTACAGCTAAAGAATTAAAAGCTAAAGAAATTGTTCAAGGAATGATTGATGAAAGATATACGCCATATGAATTAAGAAAAGCAGGTTCTAATAATTCTTTAGGATTTTTTCAAGCTAGAAGATTTAACAATTTAAAAGATAGTGATATTGCAGAATTTTTAGAAACAGATGTTCAGCAAGTATTAGAAAATTATTTTACTAATATGGCACAATCTCAAGGACGTAAAAAATATTTTGGAAATACTATAAGAGAATTTGAAACTGAAAGACAATTAATAAAAAATGAGTTAATGGAATCAGCTTTAAAAAGAGGTTTAAATAAAACAGAAGCTAGACAAGAAGCTGAAGAAATTGCAAAGAATATAGGAAATGTATTTCAAAAAGTTACTGGATTAGAAACTTATCAAAATAGTGTATTTAGAAATACAAAATTTGGTAGAGGATTTAGTGATGCTACTAAGTTAATACAACAAATGGCTCATTTACCTTTTGCAACTATTTCTAGTATAACAGAACCATTAATTTTATTAAGTCGTGCAAATCCCGGAGATGTAAAAGAAACTGCAAGAAGTATAGGTACAAGTATTGTATCAGAAGGTCAAAATACTTTTAAAAGATTATTTCAAAATCTTTCAAGAACTCAAATAGGCGGTATATACGGAACTCCTGTTTTTAAAACTGGTAAAAAAATAAAAGGTTTTGAAGATGTTAATGATGAAACATGGGCAGAACTTTATCAAACTGGATTAGCTTTAGAACAAGCAGTACAAGAAAGAATAGAAGGATTAGCTGGTGAAGCATTAGGTAGTAAAAAACTTAGAAGCCTTCAACAAATGTTTTTTAAGACAAACTTACTTACACAATGGACAAAAGCTGTTCAACTTGCTGCATTTACTACAGGTAAAAGATTAATAAAACAAAATGCAGAACAATTATATTATGGTAAAACTTTAGTTGGTAGAAAATTAACTGATAAAAATAAAGATTATTTAATAAAACAATTAAATGAATTAGGTGTTGATGAAACTGAAGCTTTAAAATGGTATAAAGGTTCATTAGATAAAAACGGTAAATATGATATAAATAAAGCTAGAGGCATGGATGATAAAGGACAAATTATCCAAGACCAATACGGTAATGTAACTTTTAATGCTAATTTTTATAGTAAAGATTACTTAAATGCTGCAAATAGATTTACTAAAGAAATTATTTTAAATCCAACTACTGCAGAAGCTAACAGACCTTTATGGTTTTCACATCCAGCAGCTCAATTTTTAGTACAGTTTGCTGGTTATCCTACTGCTTTTAACAATACAATTTTAAAAAGATTTGTTAATGAGGGATATAATGAAACAGGACAAGCAGGAGGTAAAACAGTCGGTACTGCTATGTTAATGATGTCAGTAGCTTATATAGGTAATGAACTTAGAAGTAACGGAAAAGCTACTATTGATTATGAAACAGGAGAAACAAAACCTATACATGAAATAATGGGAGATGCTGCTAGACGTACTGGATTATTTGGACCTTTAGATTATGGATACAGATATAATTCTGAAATGAGTAGAAATGTAGGAGGATTTACATCAATTATAAAAGCTTTTGGTGGTCCTACTGTTCAAGATATTACGGATACTGTTCTTTATAGAAAAAATTTAGCAGAAGTAGCAGCAACTAATTTACCTTTTTATTCTGCTTATGATTTAATATTTGGTGATGGCACTAAAAAGACTTTAAGAAGACTTGCTGCAGGTAGAGCTAAAGAAAAAGAAAAGAAATTTACACCTATTAAATATTCAAAAGGTGGTATAGTTAAAAATGTACCTAATGTAACTGATGAGCCTGATGAAATGCAGAGTAGAATTACTGGTGTACCTTTTAACAGCACAGCAGATTTTATGCAAGATGAGGAAGATAGAGAGCTTGATGCACAAATGCGAGGATTAGGATTAAAATGAATATAGAACTATGTAAACAAGAAATAAAAAGACACGAAGGCGAAGTGTTAGAAATTTATATGGATAGTTTAGGTTATAAAACTTTAGGAGTTGGACACCTTTGCCAACCTAACGACCCTGAATATAACTGGGAAGTTGGTACACCTGTCAGCCAAGAAGTTGTAGATATGTATTACGAGGATGACTTTAAAAAGCATTACAAGGAAGCTATACATGTCTTTGGTAGCGAGGAAGACTTTGAAAAGTTACCAGAAGTTATACAAAGAGTGTTAGTAAACATGTGTTTTAACCTAGGAGGTTCAAGACTTTCAAAGTTTCGTAACATGTTAAAAGCTTGTAGAGAACATGATTGGGCGAAGATGGCTGTTGAAATGGAAGATAGTCGTTGGTTTAAACAGGTAGGTAGAAGAAGTATTGAATTACAAAAAATGGTATTAGGAGCCTGAAATGAAGAACGTATTAAAAAACATAGTTGGAGCTGTTGCACCTACATTAGGTACTGCCTTGGGTGGACCAATGGGAGGAATGGCAGCAAACATGATAGCTGATGTATTGGGAGTACCTAATACACCTAAAGCTATAGAGAAAGCTGTAGCAGAAGCTACCCCTGAACAAATGTTAGAACTTAAAAAAGCTGAACAAGCTTTTGAAGTTCAGATGAAAGAGTTAGAAGTAGATGTATTTAAGTTAGAAACACTAGATGCTCAAGATGCTAGAAAGAACTTTAGTAAAGATTGGACTGCACGTATTATGGGTATTGCAACAGTAGGTGGATTCTTAGGATATATATTCCTTGTTACTTTACAACCACCAGAGCAGAACTCTGAAGCTCTTATAAACCTTGTCCTAGGTTATCTTGGTGGTTTGGCAAGTGCTGTTATATCTTTTTACTTTGGAGCTTCTAACACTTCTAAAGACTAATGGAACAAGTAGTAGTCTTTATTCAAGAAGTTGGATTCCCTATAGCAGCAGCAATAGGTCTTGGTTGGTTTATTTATAAGTTAGTCATACGTATTGTTGATGGTATGGAAGCAAAGCTAGATACTGTTGATGCAAAAGTAGAAGCACAGATAGCAGCTATAGAAGAAAGACTAGGTGTAAAGTTAGATACACAACATGGCATACTTGTTGCATTGATAGACAGAGTAAGAAGTCTTGATAATGAAATCATAAGACAAGATACTATGATTAAAACTATACTAGGAGTGCCACAATTAATTGATACTGCAAAAATTTCAAAAGCTAATAGAGATGATAAAAGAAAAGATTAAATTAGAATTACCTGTTATAAGTATCTTTATATTTTTATTTATAGTTAGTGTATTGGAGCAACTACAATGAACTTAAACGATTTAGAAAAAGTACATCCGATGAAACAAATTACTGTAGCTTCTGTAGTACAAGTATTAGTATTTGGATTTATGTTGTTAGCTTTCTGGGGTAACTCTAAACTCTTTGCAGATGAAATAGTATTTAAGTTTAATAGTCCTAGCTTTAGTGGTATAGGAACTTCATCACATTACTTGACAATACAGAATCAAGAGTTTAACAGAAAAGAAGCATTGAAGGCAGAGATAAAAGCACTTCAAGACCAGATAGAAAGAGACAAAGAGAATACAACACTTGCAAGATTTATAAGAAATTTAGAGTCTAGAATATATGCACAATTATCTAGACAGTTAGTAGAAAATTTATTTGGTGAGACTCCAAGTGATAATGGCGTACTAGAATTAGAAGGCAACAGAATAGAATATAGTGTTGTCGATGGAATAATAACTTTAAACATAACAGACAGTGATGGGAATACGACAACTATATCTTTGCCTATCGGTAGTTTTACTTTCTAGTTGTGCTGTACTAAATCAGAATCAAGACTTAGTATTAACACAAGATATAAAGCCTAGTTCTACATTAGATTTACAGTCAGAAGAATTAAAAAACTTACCAAGTGCAAAAGTAAGACCGACTATAGCTATATACCCTAATAGCTTTAGAGACTTAACAGGTCAACGTAGAAGTAATAGTTCGTTTGCTTTGTTTAGTACAGCTATTACACAAGCTCCTGAAGCATTTTTAATTAGAGCTTTTAAACATGCAGCAGGTGGTAAATTTTTTAGAGTAGTAGAACGTGTAGGTTTAGATGACCTAACAAAAGAAAGACAATTAATAAGAAGTACTCGTAAAGAATTTAAAGAAGATAACAAAATGCAACCTCTGCTTTTTGCAGGGTTATTGGTTCAGGGAGGAGTTGTTAGTTATGAGGCTAACCTCAAATCTGGAGGTGCTGGTGCTAGGTATCTAGGTATAGGTAATAGTAAACAGTACAGAGAAGATACAGTTACTATATCATTACGATTAGTTTCTGTATCAACTGGAGAAGTGTTGATGGAAACTTTAGTTTCTAAAAGCATTATATCCACAAGTATTTCTCAGGATGTGTTTCGTTTTATAGAAGCTGGTACTGAACTGGTAGAAATAGAAGGAGGAGTTGCTGAGAACGAGAGTGTTTCTATAGCTTTGCAAAAAGCAATAGAGACTGGAGTATTAAATATAATATATACAGGAATACAGAGAGGGTATTGGGAATATGAGAACATTAAAATTGATGAGCCTGACTGTGATGACGAGTGCATCGCTACTATACGGGGCTGATAATGAAATATATGTTGACCAATCAGGTGCTACAGCAAATATTGATTTAGAACAACTTGGAAACTCTAATATTATTGGTGGACTAAATTCTGTTGCTGGTACTTTAACAGCACTAGACTTAGATGGTTTAAATCTTACATTAGATATAAATCAAATCGGTGATTCCAATAAATTCTTAGGTGATATTTTTGGTGATAACATCACAGGTTTCTTTGAGTTTGATGGAGATAATAATAACTTCACAATACAAGGAGACCCAACAAATACATACGGAATAGATAGTTCTGATTTCAATGTCGATGTTACTGGAAGTTCTAATAACTTTACATTAGATGTTGGTACATCTGCACTTGCAGGTACACTTGACTTAGACTGGATTATCAACGGTGATAGTAACACTTTTGATTTTGATATTAACTATGATGGTGCTACTAACTACGTAGATGTAGATGGAGATAGTAATACAGTAAACTTTACAGGGAGTGGATATGCAGGTGGGTACTTTTATCTTGACCAAACAGGTAATAGCAGAACATTTAACATTATCCAATCTTCGACATTGGTTTCTGATTGGCTACAAATCAATTCTACGGGTAACGGTGGTACTATTTGTGTTACTCAAAATGATGGTGGCACAAGCACAAGCTGCTAATATTGGAAACATAACAGAACTTAATGGAGCTGGTAGAGTCGTAAGAGATTCTGCATATGAAGCTGCATTAGATTTTAACATAGAAAGTTACGATAATGTCCAAACTTCTAACGGGAGATTGGGCATTACTTTTTTAGATGACAGTCAAGTTAGACTTACTGAACATTCTGAATTAATAATAGATGAGTTTATATACGACCCCGACCCATCTAAATCTAAGATGGCTTTACAATTTGCCAGTGGTACTGCAAGGTTTATCACTGGTAAGTTAGCTACAATAGATAAAGAAAATATACTAATACAAACTCCTAGTGCTACGATAGGTATTCGTGGTACAGATTTTACAGTTACTGTAGATGAGATAGGTAGAAGTTTAGTTATATTATTACCAGACGATGACGGTCTTCCAAGTGGAGAGATTGTTGTCGCAACAGCTATGGGACAGGTAACACTTAACAAGCCTTACCAAGCTACAACAGTTTCAATGTATGAGACTGAACCAACCAAACCCGTTATCCTTGACTTGACTCTTGAGTTAATTGATAACATGTTAATAGTAAATACACCACAGGAAAAACAAGAGAATGAACAAAGAGAAGATGGAGGGAGCAGCACTAGCATTCTTGATGTTGATTTCCTTGAGTTTGATGATTTAGAAGTAGACTATCTTGCAGAAGATGAATTAGAGTTTACAGAGCTAGACATTAATTATCTTGATGTAAATTTTCTTGAAGACTTGTTAGACATTATAGAAGATGTCAATGAGTTAGACCAGACTGAAACACTTTTAAAAACTGATATAGATTTAAAAGGGACAGAAGTTGGATATGATTCTGAGACTCAGATAAATACTTTTCTAACTGATAATCTTATTACATTCTATAAAACTTTAGAAGATACAGTTAGATTAGATTTAGACAAACAGAATGCTTATACTGTTATCTTAATTCAAAACGGTAAGAGTACACAGATAGTTGTTAATGGTGGAGGAGACTCTACTATAAAAATTACACAGGATAATTAATATGAAGTGGTCATCCTTACTATTAGCTTTACTAACCTTACCATTACTATTCAATAGTGTCCCACTTGAAGTACTAAGACTCAAAACTTTTGATGCTCTAGTACCTGAACAAAATGCTACCGGACACTTTACAATCCTTAACATTACTGAACAAGACCTAGATGAGATGGGAGGATATCCTTTACCTCGTCAAGACTTAGCAAAGATTCACAATAAGATTTTAGAAGCTGGTGCATATGGCGTAGGTTGGGTTATGTTATTTCCACACGAAGATAGAATGGGTGGAGATGATGAGTTTGCTAAAGCCTTACAAAGCTCTGCAAGTGTTATCGCTATGCCAGAAATAAACAACAATAGTTATCCTGCTACACACGGTACAGTTATCAAAGGACCAATAGTATCCTTACCAAAAGCTCAAGGATTTTTAGAAAACATAGATGTATTAAAACAGTCAGCTAGTCAAGGTGCTATCTCTGCACCAGTAGATGTAGATAATTTAGTAAGGCGTATACCTTTACTACAACAAACAGATAATGGGTGGGTTGCTTCTTTTGGAACGGAAGTTTTAAAAATACTAGGAGGTGGTCGTACTTATCAGATTGTAACAAATCTGAATGGAATAGAACAAATTAGAGTGAGAGGTATTCCACCCGTTTCAACAGATAGTCTTGGACGTAAATGGATTAGTTGGGTAGATACACCACAGATAACATTAGATGAACTTCACAAAGCTGAATCTACTTTTGTATTTGTAGGATTCACAGCAAAAGGAATATCACCACAAGTTGCAACACCAGTTGGATTATTAGAGCCACATAAAATTCAAGCAGCTCTATCAGAAAGTATGTTGATGGACACACCTTACATACCTGATTATAGGTTAGTAGTAGAACTATTATTATTAGTAGTCTGTGGCTTCCTCACAGCTCTTCTAATAGCACGATTAGGTATAACAGGTGGTATCTTATCAGTTTTAATTTTAATGTCTTCAACAGCTTATGTTGGATATAGTGTCATACAAAGTAACATACTCATAGATGTGACTTGGACTTTGATAAGTATGACACTTATTGCTACGTTACAATTCTATTTAAACTTTAGAACTCAATACAAACTTAGACAACAAATCAAGAAACAATTTGAACATTACCTTGACCCAAGACAGGTAAAACAACTACAAGATAATCCTGAACTTTTGAAGTTAGGAGGAGAACGAAGAAGATGTACGTTTTTATTTACAGACGTTAGAGGCTTTACAAGTTTATCAGAACAATTAGAACCTGAACAAGTTACAGAGATTATGAATAAAGCATTAACGATACAAGCTGATGCAGTTAAAAAGTATGACGGTATGGTTTGTGTAAGTAAATTCTTTTCAACTGGTGTAAGTTCTTGCCAGTCTTTAACGTCTGTGTGTAGTGGTACAGATTCAGGCATCCAATGCATTTGATTCTGTAATACATAATAGTCAAACATCCATGGATATTCAAACGGTTTGTAGTAATCTCTCGTATTTAATAAGCTCATAATTATCCCTCACATGCGATACATTCTGTATCTTCTAAATTTATTCTAGGTACTTTAACATTTACGTTCTCTACTGTACGAGCAGCATTAGAACGAAAATAGTAAAGCGATTTAAGTTTGTTCATACCATACCAATGAACATCATTTACGTACTGCATGTATTCATCATGTACTTCTTGAGGTTCTGTTGCTTTTGGTAAAGTAAAGAACAGATTGACAGACTGTGCCTGACACACAAACTCCTGTCGTTTTGCAGCATGTTCAACAATCCATATTTGATTTATCTCATTAGCTGTTTTAAATATTTCTTTCTCATCATCAGTAAGTATATCTAAATGTTGGACTGAACCATCACTACCTGATATATCTTTCCATAGTGCATTTAAATCATCAACTTTTAGTCCTTTAGATTTTAAAAGCTTTTCAAGATATTTATTTTTTACTTGATAGCTTCCGGATAAAGTTTTGTGAGTATAGCAGTTAGCACGATAAGGCTCAATGCTAGGAGAAGTCCCACTACAAATGATACCACTACTAGCATTAGGAGCAATAGCAAGGAGATTAGCATTCCGCTTACCACTACCGTGGATGTCAGGAGCTTCACCCCTTTCACTAGCCAACTCTTTAGTTGCTTCCGTTGCTTTTCCTTTAATGTAAGTAAATGCCTTAAAGTTAAACCCAGATGCGAAAATGCCTTCGAAAGGAATGTTCCTACGTTGAAGATAAGCGTGGAAACCCATAGCACCAAGACCGAGACTCCTTTCTCGATACGCTGAATAGGCAGACTTCGTAAAGCCTTCTTTACCTTTCCTAACATATTTCTTAAACCTTTTAAAATTCGCACTGTATTCTCCTAGTTGTGTTGTATCTATTGCATTGTCAATATAATGTTGGATTATATTATCAAGCATGGTTATTAAATCTTGTATAAAGTTATCATCCTTTGACCAATCATCAAAGTGTTCTAAGTTTACAGAAGATAAACAACATACTGCTGTTCTTTCTTCATCAGTTGGTAATGTAATCTCCGAACATAAATTACTTTGACGTATTTTAAGTCCTAAATCTTTTTGTGCTTTAGGTAAAGCTTCGTTACACTTATCAATGTTAATCATGTAAGGCTCACCTGTTTCAGCTCTAGCATTTATTATCTGCCACCAAAGGTCTCTAGCATTTATAACCTTAACAGCTTCGTTAGTCTTAGGGTCAATCAATCTCCAATCTTCGTCTTGTTCTACAGCTTCAAGAAAAGCATTAGTAATGTTTACACCGTTATGAAGATTAAGATTCTTTCTATTTATATCTCCACCAGATTCTTTACGCATGTTAATGAACTCTTCAATCTCAGGGTGTGATATATCCATGTAAGCTGCATAGCTTCCACGTCTTGTTGTGCCTTGATTAAAGGCTAACATTTGTGAATCAACTACGTGGATGAAAGGAATAGAACCAGTAGAACGACTGCCATGAGTAGTTGAAATACCGTTGCTCCTAATATCACCCCAATATCCACCGATGCCTCCACCTGAACTTGCCAACCATATATTCTCATCATAGTGAGCAGATAAACCACTGCGACTGTCAGGAACATAATTGAGGAAACAACTGATAGGAAGCCCACGAGTGGTACCCCCGTTACTAAGAATAGGAGTGCTAAACATGAACCAACGAGAGGAAGCGTAGTTGTAAAGTCTTTGAGCCAACTCAAAATCTGTCTCACCTTTGAAGGTGGCTCCGAAGACGGATGCTCTTGCGAATGCTTCTTGTGCATGTGTTTCTCCTTCCCAAAAATATCTATCTTTGAGTGTATCTAAACTAAATTTATCAAATTCTTTTTCTTTATCATAGTTTATTTCAATTCCTAAGTAAGGCTTAGTTCCTATTTTATCTTCAACCATTATCTTGTTCCTT